TTTTGTCTTGATTTTGTTGAGGATTTTGATTTTTTATCAGATGTAAATGGTTTACTGCTTGATTTTGTAAATGGTTTACTGCTTGATTTTGTAAATGGTTTACTGCTTGATTTTGTAAATGGTTTTGTAGATTTAGTTTTAGGTTTAGGTTTACTAGATGTCTGAGTTGAAGATTTCTGTAATTTTTTGGTTTTATCCTCAGTCATTATTTGTATGTTTGTATGTTTTTTATTTTATAAGAGAGAAAAATATAGACCTTATTCTAAATCATTGTAATAATGCACATATAAAGTATACCTGCAAGAATGGATTTCATTACAAAACCTGCAAAAGGAAATCTTTCTAGATTAGCATATTTAGAAATAAACATATCTACAGGTAAAAATGTAACAGTGATGAAAACAATCATCACAATAAACATTCTTTTAATTTCACTATTTTTATTAAATACATCATTCCATCCTTTTTTGATTATATGTTTTTCTCCAATATCTTCCTCATAATTTGACTCATTTTCAACATTATCATCATGCATACGATGTATCTCATTTTCGTAATACTCATTTTGATTATTTCTCACTTGAGGAGGAGGTAATGATGATTGTACCTGTGGTCTTTGTGATATTTGTGATATTTGTGGTGTCTGTGGTGTCTGTGGTGTCTGTGGTGTCTGTGGTGTCTGTTGCATTTGCATTTGCATAGGTATTTGTGGAATAGATTGTTGCATTGGCTGCATAGGAGGCGGCGTTTGTATTTGTGAAGGCTGTTGAGGAGGTGGTTGTGGAAGTTGACGAAGTGCTTCCATAATAGTTTCATCATTATCTTCGTTAATATCATTTTCTAAACTGGTATTCACAGGTAAAGGTAAAGAAGGAATTTGATTTTGTCTTGTTTGAGCAACTTCTTCATTACCCATGCGTGGTAATTCTGACAAACGCGTAGATTTCGTCATTTATATTTTGAAAGTGAAAAAGAACAATGTAATAAACGCACAAAAAAAGAAAAATATGATATAAAGAAATTTAAAGAATAATTATCAAAATGTCATCACAATTTGAAATTGTAGTTTTTCGTAAAAATAATGAATGTTTACGTTGGCTTTTACCTCTAGCATCTCATTGTATAATTTTCAATAAAGGATTACCATTGGAAGATGATATTCAATATGCATTTCGCAATATTATTGAAGTACCTTCTGATATTGGAGCAGATCATACATATGCATTTTTATCCTATATGGTTTCAGAATATGATCATATTTTAGAAAAAAAAAATCAAAGTGATAAAATGAAGAGTAAAGAAATCAAAACAATTGTTTTTATCAAAGCAAATATATCACAAGATATTCCACCAGAATATCGCAATGGAGCAGAAACATTATATGTACGCCTTCTTATTGTGCAAGCAAGTTTTTATGGTTTATCTCTAAATTTGCATCATGATACTTATGCATATGAGAGCAAAAAATATATCGATCAAAAGAGTAATATTCAGGGATCACAATATTTTTTTGGGGAATGGTATAGAAAGTATATCGATCCAAAAAGAATAAGTTTACTCATATATAATGATGATATAAAATGGTATCATGAAAAATGCTTTGCAATTCGTGAAGAAAAATTACTTCTTCATCCAAAATCTTATTATTTGGATTTACTTTCACAATTGCAAATACCAGAAAAAAATGAATCTGAACTATTTCTAGAAAGATCATGGTATCATATATTTGATCAAAAATAAAATTTATTCTTTTGTCTTGAAGTAAAATGTATATTCAAAACAAGATGATGTATTATATCTAAATAAATCTGAAAATGTATCATCATTTTTTTTATATTTTACTTTATTTTTCCTTATTTCCAAATAATAAAAAATCGAACAAATGTATTTATAGATAGAGTTGCACTTTTCTAAAATATTTTCATTGTATTTTTCATTCTTATTTGTCTTTTTTTTCATATTTTGACAGCTTATAGATTCTATATGATATTTTGCTTTGATAAAACAAAGTTGTATTCTCAAGAGTTCTTTCAGTTTATCCATAAAATGATTCTTGAAAAAATAAAGTTGATGATCAACATAAATTTTTATCCAAAAAATTCCAGAAGAGTATTTTTTTTGATCGTCAATTAATCTCTTTAATATAGTTTTCTCCATTTTTTCACCAATTTGATATCCTATATTCAGAAATGAGTATTCTATCGAATCATGTATCTTTTGCCAAAATAAAGACATATTATCTTCATCTTTGATACCATTTATAATTTTATTTTGAAGTGAAAAAACAATTATAAAATCATTTTTCTCTTCTTGAAATTCGAAAAAAGATACTACCCAAGGAGTTTCAATTCTTATGAATTTCTCGAAAATTTCCTTAAAATCTTTCCATATGATACTATTCAAAAGTATTTTCCCGTGATTCCAATAAATGCTAAATGAATGTTTATATGGACATAAATGTAAAATATGTTTCTTTTTTCGGGGTTCATCTTCTATAAGATAAAATTTATTATTTTTAAAATATTGAATAAATTGTTTGTAAAATGTTTTTACATGAAATTCTATCCAATCTTCATATCTCATTTTTGATAATGAATAGTATATTTTTGTTTCTTTATATAATTTTTATAAAATTACTTTCAATGGAAATAAACAATAAAACAATAAAACAATATAAAGAATTATTTTGTTTTGGTGGTATTATGGATAAATTGGATATTTGAATATAAATATGGATATACAAAAGAAAAAGAACAATAATAATGAAATAAAAGAGAAAGAATATGTTTTAGAATGTATTTCGATTGGAATGGATAAATGGGATTTCAAATCATTTTCTCTAAATGATATTCTTCCTTTATATATTATAGACACATATCCTGATAAAAACTGGGATTGGAATATAATTTCTATGCATAAAGATTTATCATGGGATTTTATAAAAAAGCATCATAAAATAAATTGGAATTGGGCTTTATTGAGTGCACATCCTTGTATTAATATAGATATAATTCTTGATAATCCAACAATTCCTTGGGATTGGGATGAAATAAGTTTCAATACTAATTTATCTTGGAATATTATTTCACAAAATCTAAATAAACCTTGGAATTGGAATGCTCTTTCTTTGACTTTAGAAGTCACTATTAAGATTGTTTTACAATTTTCTTCATATCCTTGGAGTATAAAAAATTTACTAGAAAATGAATTTTTTATGAATGATGTTTTAGAAAAATATGATAAAAGAGATCATTGTTTTGAAAATTATCATTTATGGTCACACTTTGAAAAATTAGTTGATTCTCATAGATTATGGAGTACAATGAGTGATAAAGTATGTTTGAAAATGGAATACATCGATGCACATCCTGAACTTCCTTGGAATTATCATCGATTAAATTATAATCCAAACATCACTTGGAATTATGTAATTGAAAATTTTGATCATGATTGGGATTTCAATATATTACAATATAATCAAAATATAAATCATCTTCGTTTTCATATTCCTTTTTTTCGTAATAATGCTTGGATAATGAGTCGTGATCTTAATACTCAATGGCATATGATAGAAAATAATTTGCATTTAGAATTGTGTTGGAATTCATTAAGCATTAATCCAAATATTAATTTAGATATTGTGAAAAGATTTTTACATCTTCCTTGGGATTTTTGTGGATTGAGTGAAAATATTAATACAAAAATTGATGATATTCTTGCTCCTGAGAATACATTTTTGTATACAAGATGGAATTGGTCTAGATTTTCTAGAAATAAAAATGTAACTTTAGATATTGTCTATAAATATCCAAATTTACCTTGGGATTATAAAAGTTTATCATACAATAGAAATATTGCAACACTTTATAATTTATCAAAACTTAATCCTTATCTTCCATGGGATTGGTCAGGAATATCTATCAATTTAAGTTTTGAAATTACTTGTAATGATAAAAAAGAAATATTAAAGAAAGATTTGAAAAATATTGCATTTCATAGAAACCTTGTTCTTATTCAAACTATGAATCCATCAAAGAATCTTAAGAAAATATTGATACCAAATTACGAATATTATGAATGATTTTTTCTTTTTTTCTAATTTCACAAAAAATTGATTTCTGTGAACTTCATAGTGAACTTCATAGTGAACTTTTCATAATGCTTGAATCACAATTCAATCTTATTGTGACATGTCTTTCTTATATTATATTCAAAAATAAAGATATCTATCCGAAAAAAATTGATAAAAAAGATTTTTGGAAAAAAAAATTAGATAATTTAATTTTAATTAATAATAGATTATATGATAATTCTACATATGTTGGTGATTTTCTATATCGTATTGTCATTTTGTTGTCAGAACAAATAAGGTATTTTCTTGATTCTGATTCAGAAGATATTATTATAAACGAAGAAATTCAAATATGTGATTGCCATAAATATCTATTGAGAATATTTCTCGAATCTGCATACATAAATAGTTTTGAATGGCATCTTAATTTACCTCAAGCCAAAAATCAAAAATATAAATCACTTATCAAACATACTAATAATTCCTATATAATGACAGAATTCAAAAAAAGTAAATGGATAAAAAAAATATTTGAAGATGATTTAGCACTTGCTTCTTTTGTAATTTTTACATCATTATCGACAAAATTTTATTACAATATCAAATTGTATGAAATATACCAAAATGACATAAAAAGCATTTTACCTTATTTTTCCAAATCTGTAATATTTGGTGAACCTTTATATTTGATTGGAATGGCTATCACAAGTGATAGAAATGAAACTATATTTGACAAAAATGTCGATACTTTGCAAAACTTGTATCCAATGATGTATTGTCACATGATTTTATATGGATTGGAAAAAAATATATTCAATCTGCAAGACGATAATGATAAATATATGAAAATAAAACTAATTTTATGTAAATGGGCTGATGAAAGATGTAATTTTATATTCTCTACTTTTATAAAAACAAGACATTTTACTTTATCAAAACATTGTTTCAATATAATCAAAGAAATTGTAGAATTTTATAGTTTTTCTGATCATTTCAGACAAAATGAAATTTTTCATATGAAACATCTTATCAATCATATTCAATGGAAAGTATTTATTAAGTCTGAAATTCATTTATATACATGCTATTATTATTTCCATTATTATCAAAAAAATAATGGATATTATAATATTGACAATTACATAAATAAATGTAATATTCACAAAGATACAGCATACCTTATGATTGCTGAATATTTTAAAACAATTGGGAAAAATCCCAATAATACAGATCTAATTATGAAATTTTTTAACCTTTCTGTAGAAAAAAGTATCAAAACAATCAATCATTCGATATAAGATTATATTTTTATTGATCAAATATAAATGAACTTTGATAAAAAATTTTTTATTAAATCTAAAAAACAATTGATTAATTTTTTACAAAACAAATCATCAATACCATTTTTATTTTCTTTTTAGTCCCTGGAAGTCGCGTAATCAGTATTTCAATGCGGCTTGGTATCACAAAAGGTGTCACATTTTCTATAGCTGAATTATATTTTCATTTATTTTTTCATATTGATAATTTTATCTTTAAAGTATAAATAATAATGTCAGAAAATGAAAATAAAAATAGTCATTTAAATCTTGCTTATAAGGACAGTGTAATGTTTGCTCCTTTAAAAAATAGGATGATTAATCGTATGAAACAACAAAATAGACAACCATTAATGTATATTAATGGTGGAACATATGGATGTGCATTTCGACCACCTTTACCTTGTTCTAATAAAGAAAAGCAACAAATACTCAAAATTATTAAAAAACCAATGATAGGGAAATATTTTGATGATAATAATGAATTATTGGATGAAAAATATGAATTTGAAAAACTCAAAGAAATAAATGCTGAATCTAAATTTACTCCCAAAATGTATTTAAATTGTAATGTTAATACAACACAATTAAACTCTCAAGATAAATATGAATTTGAAAAATGTAAATTTGATGATAAATATAATCATAAAAATGAAAAAAAAAGACATCGACAAATTGTTTTTGAAGATGGAGGCTCAGATTTAAGAAAAATATCAAAACAATTCTCTTTTTTTGAATATTTTCCTTATATGTTGGTACTATTTGAAGGTATTTTAACAATGCACAAAAAACAGTATATACATAATGATATTAAATCACAGAATATAGTGTTCAATAGAAATACAAAACGAATGCTTTTTATAGATTTTGGAATTACAAACTCATATCAAAATATATATAATTATCAATTTGCTCGCTTTGTCAAAATTGTATATTCAACTTATCCACCAGAATTCACAATGTTTCGATTATTATCAGAAAATAGAGATAAAGAAAATCCATTCATAAGTTGGGATTTTTTTCAAAATGTTGATCAAAATTTTACAGAAAATAATATGAAAAAACATTCAAATAATGATTTAATGTTTCGATTAAGTATCGATAAAAATGATATTATAAGACATTCGACAAAAAAATTCAATGAATTAATATCATATACTTATCGTATGAATGAGTTAAAATATTTTTACGAGTATATTAAAAATAAATATTTAGAAATAAAAAAGAAGTATATTAATTATTTTAAAGATCCAGATGATATCAAAAGAGCAAATTCGGAAATATTAAAAATTATTTTTTCTGAACATGCTAATAAAATTTGTGTATATGCCATGGGTTCTACTATTCATTCATGCTTTTTAAATTCATTAAGCAATACTTATTTAGAAAGAAATAGAAATATTGAATTTATCGAAAAAGCATACCCTAGTATATTTGGATTCATTATTAAATTAATTGAACCAAATCCTATTAAACGTATAGGACCTGAAAAAGCATTAGAAGAATATAAGATGATATACAATAAATTGCAATTACAAAATTTCAAGACTTAAACCTATTTCTCATTTTCACAATCAACAACTGTATGAACATATTTATAACAATCATCCTTAATTTTATAAACATGTTTGTTAATTTCATCCGTATTTGGTCCCTTAACTATAACACAATGCGGGCCATTACAAACTTGTCTAAATAGTGATGCTAAACCAAGTCCTAAAATAATAGACACCACAATTATCCCCTGTTTAGATTTAAGTAAATCTGTTATCATTTATATTTATATATATTTATGTTCGATTCTATTACTATTATTTGAGACTTTTCTTCATGTACTTTGTTATTTTTCTTTTCTTTTTTCATTATCTAATTTATTGATTATAATTTTGAAATTAAAGGTTGAAATTTTCAACAATAGGTTGTGGTTTAATTAAATTTTTATCCATTGGACATTCTTCTTTTATAGCATCATAAACATAACATGTATCAGATTTATCTTTATAAACTATTGTTCCAGCATTATAAGGTGTAGGAAATTTAACAACCACTTGAGGTGGAGGAGCAAGAATATATACAAATAAAATACCTATTGCAAATGAAATAAAAAAAGCATATGGATTGATAGAAAGCATTTAATATATTACTTTTCTTTATAATCTAGCTAGATATTTTGATTTTGAACCATTTTTTTTCATATCTTGCAACAATATAATTATCATCCGAAAAATTATCACCAACTTGCTGAATATCATCATCTTTTGTATATATACCTTCGTATTCTAAAGTAATCGATCGTGGATATTTGATATATTTTTTTTTACTTATTTTTTTGATGATATTTCTTTTTTTTTGTATTTTTTCATTAGATTTGGATTGTATCAAAGATGATGTAAAACTATTTTCATCAATATCATTATCATTTTTTCCCTCAACATGATAATTCATATTGTGTGAAAAATCATCACTATTTATACTACCATCCAAGGATAATTTATTCATTTTTTTTAAAATTTCACATTTAATTTCATTATTTCTTTTTTTATCGATGTCTAAATTTATATTAGTGTTCATATTTTCAAATAGAAGAATCACAATAACGTTTGCCTTGAATTTTAATATGACAAAATTCTTTATATTAGTTATAGTCCGTACACTTAAGAATGTTTCAATTTTTTTTTAATATTTTTTCTTTTTTTATAATGAAAAATGCACATCATTGATAAACGTCTCATTTGTAGAAATATACACAAAATAAATATGTTTAGCTTGCGTAAAATCGCTCTTATTATTAATGTATCACATATGACGGTAAAAAGATGGATTGAAAAAGATGTTTAAATGAAAATGATATTT